CCCCGCGACTCTGCAACGAATCGTGCATCGCCTCATAGGTGAGGCGGATGCGGCCCATCAGCTTCCGTTGCCCGACACGCACCTGGACGTGACCCTGCGCGCCGGCTTCTGCGAACGCGCCATCCTCACCGCTGAAGAAGGGTGAGGTGTTGCGCGACACGTGCGCGGTGTAGACTTTTTCCCTACCCGCGAAGTCCGAGTCCTTGAACCCGAACAGGTCTTTCAGCTGGTTTTTGTTGTTGACTTGTTCAGAGACGAAATCCTCGTAGTAGTCCTTGAGAATCCCATCAATGACCTGTGTGTCGGCTCCGGTCACGGGCGTCCCTCACGTGACGCGCCGTTTGGCAAAGGTTGCGTGACTACCCTTGGCGTTCGATCAGCGCGTCAAATGCGGCGTCGTGTAGTTCCTCTTCGGTCTTCGGCAGCGTCTTCGGTTTACCCTGAGCGCCCACCGGTCCGGTGCGACCGGTGAACTTCGGCAGGTTGTTCACGCGCTCCGCGCGTGTCCGAAGCGTGGCTTGTGTCGATTCGCGAATCGGTTCTACGACGTCGCCGGTGGTGTCGTGCCAGAAATCGTCGACAAGGTTTGGATCGTTTTCGATGTACCGATTTTTCCGGTCTTCGTCGTCCTGAATCCACGACATGAAGGCCGACTGGAAATGCCGCACTGTGCTGGGTTTGACGTTTGGCCCGTAGGCATCTCTGACTTTGGCGTCGACACTGCGCAGTGCGCCGAGTGCAACGTTGCGCCAGATTTGCTGTTGCAAATCTTCGAACGATTGAATCGGCCCGTTCTGGGATACCAGCTGACTCAATCGGCCTAGGTCAATTCCCGCGTCCTCAAACGCGGCGAGTTGCGGATACATCTGGCGGAAGGCATCCCGCACTCGCTGCGTTTCTGGATCAATCGCCGCCGGGGCTTCCCGCCGTACCGGCTCGCCGGCCGGTTGGCGATACAAGTGCGCTTGCAGTTCTCGAAATCGTTGCTCGGCTCGTTCCGCCCTTGCGTTTGCTTCACGCAGACGATGACTGGGTACGAACGCCCCATCACCACGACGCTGGCCGGTGGCTCGGCTCGCAGGACCGGTACGGGTCGCCTTCTCAGCGCCCGCCGAGGCTCCGTCCTGGGCCCCGCGCGGCTGTTCGCGGGGCGCTTGGGTTTCGCCGCTGTCAGGTTGACCGGTCGGCTCGGTCAGCTGGTCTTGACCATCCGCACCGGCTGGCTCGTCGGCCATTCTTGCCTCGCCTTCTTCTCGGGCACGTCACCTAGGTGACGGATCGAGAGGCATGTCAGGCAAAACCTTACAACACAAGATGTGGTGGCTGTCAAGCCGATCCAGCGGTTACGTTTTCCTTTTGCCACCTTTCTCGCGGGCGGGTCGCCAGCCGGTCTTGCGCATGGTGCCGTAGATGTAGGCGTCTTTGTGCGCGCCTTTGAGGCCCTTCATCGCGGCTTCCTTGGTCAGCTTGCGCTCGAGTTCCTTCGGCATCAGAGACGCTCCAGGAGAAGATCCGCAATGGCCCCGTAGGGCGGCTGGGCGGTGAGCGCGATCACCAGATCCTCGCCGCTGGCGATGTTGGCGAGTTTCACGGTGTGGGTGTGCTCCGGTGCCGGTTCCTCGCCCTGCGGAATGTAGTCGAGGTTGGTCAGGTACTTTTCCATGTCGGGGTTGCGCGCCACGAGGTCATCCAGGAGTTTCTGAATCAGTTTGCCTTCCAAGTGCGGGTCTCCTTAGGCTGGCCCGACCTGTTGGCCGGTCTTGCCCTGGTCGTTGTTGCCGGCCGGCATCGAATCGGTCGCGCCGGATTCCTGATTGCTACTCGCCATCGCTTGCCCGCCGCCGCCCGCCTGGGGTTGGGGGAGCAACAGGCCAAGGCGCATTTGGGCTTGGGTCTGCGCCAGCTGTTGCCGAAGGATCCGCGTCGCGTCGAGGATGTCGTGTAATTCGAGGTGACGGAGAAAGGCTTGCTCGAGCATGGGCATCTGCTGGAACAGGGTCCGGGCTGAATCGCTGTTCGCCCACTTGGTGTGCTCGGCGATGTGCACGCGCCCGTCCTGGTACTCCTTGCCTTGGAACGGGGTCATCTCGGGCATGTCCGGCGGCTGGCTCTGCACCATCTGGCCGGCGGCGGTCGCCTGCTGCGTCTGCTGCGTGTACAGCTGGAGGGATTGGCTGTAGACCATCATTTGCTGATTGAATTGCTCGAGGGCCGCGGGATCCTGCGTCCACTTTTCGAACGCGTCTTGTTCAGCCAGGGCGCTCTTGACGTGGAAGTCGAGCGACGGCATCAGGAAGGTCAGGCCCAACTTGGTGAACACGTAGTACTTCTGTTCGAAGTCCGCGGGATCCAAGTACCCCAAATTTTTCGCCTGTTCAATCGCTGCCCGAATTCCGAGGTTGGTCTTCGGAGCCTGCGCGCCGTCCTCGATGATGAAATCGACCGCACCCTGAAGGTCCGCGTTCAGGAAGTGCTCCATCGTCCAGCCCTTATTCGGCGTCATCACCGCGTAGGTGCGCCGGGTCGGGCCGTACTGCCGCTCGAGCTCCACCGCCAAGGCGAGCCATTTGCGATGCGTTTCCCCGCGCGCCTTGAACACCGGCGTAAAGCGGGCCTGTCCACGTTCGACCAGCAGTTGCAGCGCCGAAAACGCTTCGACGCCGCCGGGTTTGCTGCCCTTCAAGACGTCGAAGGTGCCGGCCAAATATTCGATGTCGTCGAGGATCTGTTTGCGCAGCTGAAACAGACTGCCCTGAATGTTGGCCCCTTCCAGGCGTTCGGGTTTCGCGCCGCCGGCGGCCAGGGCGTTGTATTTCAGCACGAGGCCCGGTTCACCGGTGAAGGATTTGATTTCGCTCCCTTTGGGTTCCAGCCACACGGGATTGGCGCTTCGGTTCACAATCAGTTCGATGAGCGCGTCGAGGCGATTCAACTGGTCGACCTTGGCGCAAATCACGTCGAGGGGACTGTTGGCGGTGGATTTGCCGCCAAATTGTTTGAAACCGGTGTGCAGGAACGGAATCAGAATCTCGCCCTGTTTGGTTTGAAACGGCACCGGCCCCGGCAAGGCCGGCTCGTCTTCGATGAGCACGACGTTTTCGCCGTCGCCCAGGACGCGCATCAGCAAGCCTTCGGGAAAGTCTTCGTTCGGCTTGGCCCACAGTTCGAATTCGGTCGTGCCATCGCTCTCGAAGTCGGTTTCCGCGCCCAGGCCATGACTGCGCGACATCGCGGAGACGTCGGTCTGCGTGGCAATGGCGCGCATCAGTTGCAGCGAGCGTTCTTGCGGCGAGCGTTGCCACGTGATTTTGTGTTTGTCGAGGAAGCTCCGGCCGTAGAAGTTCTCGAGTTGCCGTTTCGTTTTCCACATCATGCGGAGCACGATGGGGGTGTCCTCGAATTCCTGATAGACCAGCGGGTAGGCAATTTCGAAGGGCGACGGCGCGCACGTGCGGCCGCGCCCGACCGGCATCGCCATATCGGTGGCGGCCATCTGGCCCACCTTGCACGTCGGGCAGACGCCGAGATAGGCCGTCTGCGGGGGGTGCTTCACGCCACAGCTTTGGCATTGCGAGTACGGCAGTGAGACAGTGCCCCATTGGGGATTTTTGTCGTAATAGGTATGCAAAAAGCCGTTGCCGGTGGCGACGAGCCAGAAATCCCGAATCATGCAGGCATGGTTGTAATCGTGGTCGTCTTTCAGAAAGGGCTCGAGGCGGTCAATGGTTTCGGCGGTCGAGACGTTGCGCACTTCGCCCCCGACCGGTCGCGCGGTCGCGTCGAGTTCGATGCTCTGAAACAGGGCGACCAGCGATTCGACCACTTCCGAGGCTTTGTTGGTCACCGGTCGAGGGATCCAGCGGGCCATGCGCTTGTCTACCCATTGGCCGCGTTTGCGGTCGTAGTAGATCCACTGGCGGCCGAGAATGTAGAGGATGTTGCGCCACCAGAGGCGTTCGATTGCCTGTCGCCCGTCCAGGCATTCGCGCTTCGCCTCCTTGTAAAACTCGAGCATCGCGCCGAAGTTTTTGTATTGGTCCTCGCTCTTGATGGCCGGGGCCCCAGCGAAAACGGCTTCGACCGCACCTTCGAGGCCGCTCGGGTCCGGTGCGCCCGTGGGGGGTGGCACCATGTTGTCCATTGCTAGTTACTCCTGCGTGTGAGGTGCTCGAGTCGTCCGTGCGGGTTGTCGTTGGTGACGCCGAGGGCATGGGCCAGCTCGTCGCCCACGTCTTCGAAGTCCAGGCCCAGGGAGGTGGCCAGTCCGCCAATCGCGGTCTGCGTGGCATCGCCCACCGGCACCGCGACGCCGCTCTCGGCGCTCGAGACGGCCGGCCGTGGCTTGTCGTCGGCGGCGAGGGGTTCGCGCGCCAGTTCAAAGGGCATGCGCTGGACGTTCAAGGTGTGCTGCATCAAGGTCGAGACTTCCTGGTCGGCCTTGTTGAACATCAGCCGCATCCATTCGAAGTTCGCGGTCGCGGTGTCGGCGCGCGTCGTTTCGGCGCGCAGCTGCGCTTCCAGGCGGGCCACTTGGGCGCGGTGCTCGCTGGTGGCCTTCAGGCGCTCGAGACTGTGTTCAGCCACGAGCGTCTTGTACGCGGTGCGCCAGTGTTTGAGTTGTCCGCGCAACGTGTCGCGTTCGGCCTGCATTTTGACCAGTTCATCGCGGAGCGGGTCGCGTGGCGGGTCGGGCGTGAGTTCGGGCGTGGACGGCTTAGTGAAAATACCCACCGACGTACTCCCCTTCCATTTCCTCGTCGGACAGGCTTTGGGCAAAGAAATCGGCCATCGGGCGCAGATCGCGTTCCCAATCCAATCCGTCGTCGTCACGGGTCAAGCGGCGCTCGCGTTCCCAGGCCCAGAGCGATTGCAGCGGCACGGTCGCGGGGTCGCGGCCGATGAGCACGGGCGCGGGCACCGGCAATTCCGGCCAGAGCATCGTCGCGTAGCGCAGCCCATCGCACAGATCGTCGTCGAGTTTGAAGACGCGTTCCTTGATGCGTTCGTCGTCGACCGAGGGCGCGTCGTGCCAGTGATACGAGCGCATTTCTTCGACCAGCATCGGCGTGCGCGCCTCGATGAGATACATCTTCTGGGCGCGGAGCCAGGACTGCACGCGTTGAATGCCCAGCAGGACGGAGTTTTCAGCCGCGCTCGCGGTGATGCCGTGCGTGGCCAGTTCGATGAAGGCTTGCGTCGCGGTGCGGTCCATGCCGAAGCGGACATCGGTGAAGCCGTGCACCAGTTGCAGCAATTCGGTGGCGTGGTCGACGTAGGCCGACATGCGTTTGCGGTATTCGATCCAGGGGACCAGCCCTTGCGGCGTGGCTAGGATGCCGACGCCCCCGAAGGGATGGTCCGCGCCGGGGTCGAGGCCCACCAGCAACGGCCAATTCGGATCGGGCGTGGGATACCAGGGTAAGTGCTGTTGGATGCGTTCGGTTTCGCCGGCCAGAAAGACGCACGGGTCCATCGTGTCGCCGTAGATGGATCCTTCGAAGCGCACGAATTCGGCTTCGTATTCCTGCCGAAAAAACTGCGGATCCATTTCGCCGCGGGCTTCTTCGATTTCCTCTGCGGAGATGATCGGATTGTCGATGGTCTTGTAGCGACAGGCCCAATAGCCGGGCCGTTGGTGATAGCCCGGCATCGCGCGTTTGTAGAACGCGTTGTACGACCAGTCGAAGCCATTCGGTGAGGTCGTGAACCACGCGGGGCCGCGAAACTCCGTCAGTGCGGGACGGAAGGTATCCCAGGCGAGCTTGCGAATTTTTCTGGTTTCGTCGAACCAGCCCCAGTTGCAGCCGGGCCCGCGCATGCGTTCGGGGTCTTCGGCGGAGCGGAACTGCATGCGCGCGCCGTTCTTCAATTTGAGCGTCGTGAATTCCGCTGACCAGCCGTCTTTCGGGACCCAGGACACCGGCACGACTCTCATAACGGCCGGAATGACGTAATCATTGAGTTCGGGATAGCTCGGCGCGACGCACCAACCCAGCGACTCACGCAACCGCGCCGCCATGAGCACCGCGGCCACGGCCCCGATCAGGGTTTTGCCGCCGCGCCGGCCGGCGAAAATCGCGAGCCGATGAAACAGATGCTGCCCATTGGGATGGAAGGAAAACAGCGCGCGCAGAAACGCTTGCTGCCACGGGTTGTGCTTGAGGCTAAATTTGCCGGTGAGATTGCTGGCGACCGCGCGAGCCACGGCCTAGTCCTCAACATCGGGGAGCGCGACGGTGCGCGGAATGCCCACGACGGTCCCTTCGGGGATCGCCCGTCCGTCCGCTTCGAGGCCATCGATGGTGATTTCGAGCGAGAGTTTCTGATCGCCGTCGCTGCGTTCGAAGTTGCGAAACGCGCCGCGGCCTTTCAGGACCGCGAGCGTGTATTCCTTGTCGCCGTCGTCGATGCCTTTGATGAGATTGTCGACGGCACCGGGGACAGCGCGATGGTCGAGCAAACCAGGGACGTCCGCGAGCCGCGCTTCCTTGCGCGCCTGAAACAGCACTTGGCGCACGTGATCCACCCCGGTCTTTTCGTCGAGTTGCAAATGATTGACGATTTGCATGATGTTCAACCCGGCCAATCGCAGGACGACAATCGCGGTGCCTTGCTCCCCGAAGGGATCCTCTTTGCCCAGGTCGACCGAGGTCAGAATCTCTTGCAGATCACGCCGGGGCATTTTCGGCGGCTTCGGCTTGATCTTCGGCGGGGTGATCCCACGCGCCCGGTAGAGTTCGTCTTCGGTCACGCCGTCGCACTCCGCAAGCGGTCGAGCATCGCGGTATCGAGAAGGACGACGCGTTTGCCATCATCGCGCACGTGTTGCGGTTCGATGGCGAGCACGGCCGCGCACGCGTCGCGCAGCGCGATGTTTTTGCGCTCGAGCACATCCACGATTTCGCTGTCGCGCAGTACTTGGTCGCGCAGTTCGCTGACCACTTGGCG